AACCTTTAGCTGCTGTGGGTATCATTTGTGATAACCCTCTTACAGTAGAAACAGGTTTATCTATTAGCCACTCACCAATAGAAGCTTCGTTAATATCTATATCATATTCTGCTCTTACTGCATTAGCTAAAGCATCTCGCTGTTCAGCAGGTAAATCATTAGGTATTTTTAATACTCTTCCGTCAGGAAGATTAACTTTCTGCATATTAGGTAAATTGTGATATTAGATTTTGATTACTTCCAGACATAGCTTGTGGATTATAGCCACGAGCTATAGCTTGTTGTTGTATTAAAAATTGTAAATATTGTCTTAATTCAGCAATTCTTTCTTCATCAGCACCACCTTCTTCTGCCTGTTTAATAGCATCAGTAACACCTTCTATTGCGTCAGAAAGTTGTCTATCTGGCAACAAATCTGTTTCTGTTTCTAATTTACCTATTTGTGCTTCAAGAAGACGTTTGTTAATTTCTGCTTCAGATGCTGCAGCTCGTCTATCTGCAGATGCAGCAGCTAATCCTGCAACATTTTGACCAAGTTCTGCAAGATTTCTTGAACCCATAAACGCACCACCTAATTGTATTAGGTCTGTACTACTCATAGCTCCTAAACCTTTTCTAGGTTCTTCTGTTTGCATAGCAGCTAATTGGTTTTGTTGTAGTAATTCTAAATAATCTTTTTGTGCCTGAGTCATTTCAGGTTTTTGTTGTTCATTAGATTCCATAGGTTCATCCATTTCTCCAGCCTGTAAAAGTCCAATACCTGTTAAAGCTCCTAATGGTCTAGTAACTCTACCCAAAGCCATTTTACCTATATCTCTTTGACTTAAAAATCTACCAGATTTATCTCTAACTGTACTAGGAAATGCTCTAGCAGTTTGTCTTCCCAAACCTCTTAACGCATTTGTTCTAGCTGCTGCACTAAAAGGATTTATTGCTCCTAGTCCTCTTAATCCTGCCATTCCTGCTGCACGCAAAGCTCCAACAGGAGTAAACATAGAAAAAAATAATGCAGCACTTCCTAAATCAGAAAAAAGTTTACTATAATCCGTGCCATCTTCATCCGTATACCTATCAGCTATACCACTTCCTACATTACTTAACTTGCTACTAATTCCTTGAAATGAAGTTTGTAAAGGATTCCCACCTGCTGCATAGCCTGTTAAACCACCACTAGCCATCATCATAGGTTGTTGCATAGGAGCAGAGGCAGGCATACCTATGGGGTCTGAAGAGAAAGCATCAGTTGGAGCTGATTCAGACGGCATACCTGCTTGCAAACCTTTAGGCTGCATAAAATCACTCACAACTTCCTCTGCTATTGTTGTAGTAGGTCTTTGTTGTGAAGCTTCATAAGCCTTTTCATTAGCTGTTCTTCTTTGTATTTCTGATAAAACTAAATAAGTAGGAAATCTGCTATTAGGGTCTTGTGCCATAGCAGCAAGTTGTTCTTTAGGAACATATTCTAGTTCATTAGAAAGCTGTACTAAATTTGCCATATTATCCTCCTCCGAATCCTCTGTATAATCCTAAGCCAGTTAGACCAGCTCCTAATGCACTTTGAAATAAACCTGGTTGCTGTTGGAATGTACTTATAGTTTGTTGTGGTTGTGCAGGTACTCTTCCAATTATGTTGCCAAACAAACCTAGCTGTCTTTGAGCAAAGTCTCGTTGTCTTAAAAAATCTTCGTAACCCATATCTAAACTTGCTTGTTGTAACGCTCTTTGTTGTGCGCCTATGGCATCTAAAGCTCCTATTCTAGATAAAGCATCTGCACTTATTGAACGACCAGCACCCAATAATCCTTGTGCAGCAGCTATATTGTAACGATTAGATAAATCGAAAGCACTCTGTGTTAATTTTTCTTGTGCTTGTCTAGCAGCTTCTTCTTGCTGTTGTGCAGTTAAACCTAGTCTTGCTGCTTGTTGTTTAGCCTGTTCTCCAACTGCAAATGCTCTTTGTGCTAGCTGTTCTTGCTGTTGCTCTGCTAACTCCTGCTGTTGAAATTGTTGCAAACCTAAACGAGCAGCACTTAAATCAGCAGCTCTTTCTGCTGCTAGCTGTCTTTGTGCAGATTCAAAAGCTCTTTGACTACCCATTGCTTGTATATCGCCAAGTTGTGTTGCTAAATTACGTTCACGTTCTGCTTGTTGTATAGCCTCCCTATATCCTCCTAAACCACCTGCTTGTGTAGCTCTATCTGCTATACCTCGACCTGTAATATCAGACTGTCTTCTTGCTTCTCTTTTTGCAATATCAACAACATTTTGCTGATAAGGCGACATAAATCTTTGTAGGTTTTGTTCATAACCTAAAGTTTGATAAGGTGAACCAACATCTCCTGCTGTATATTGTGATTCTCTTGTTGATGCTGTATAACCTGGGTCAAAAGAACCAGCAGTATATTGTGGTGACAAACCACGAGTTGCACCATAACGTGCAGCAGCATCTGTAAATTGTTGTGGAGTACCAGAAGTAGCAAAACCTCTAGTCATAGCCTGACTAGTTAACTCATCAGGTGAAAAGTAGGCTAATCTTTGACCGCCATATGGTGTATATCCTTGTAATGATTCAGCCTCCCCACGCTGCAGAAGACGTTTAAAATACGGCTCAACGTATTCAGGTAAATCTGTGCTATATACAGTTTGTTCTGTTGGTGCAGAACTTCCACCGCCACCTTTAAATTTTCTCATTTATCATCCTCAAATATATATTCGTAAAATGTTGCAGGTTTTTTCCAACCTTTTTTATTCTTTACCCAATTCCATTGACCATGACGACCCATACCCTCAATTCCTTCACACCCATTAGATTTAGCAAATTTAATCATTATATCTATACCTTGCTCTACCCAGTCTTGCATTTGCTTGCCTGAAGTGTGTTCAAGATTTAACATTTTTTTACCTGTAGGATAAGTATTAAATAAAGTTATTTGTACTCCTATAATATTTAAACTACCAGTATCAAAAATTATCCATAATTGTGTTTGATTATTTACTAATTCATAATAAATATTTTCTATATTCGTTCTATTGCCAGAACGATTAGCAGATTTTTTTAAAAAAGATTCTACTTTATGCCAAATTACAGGTATTTGTTCTATTGGAACAAGAGAAATTTCATATATACCTGTAGCTTCATTACTTATAGCTGGCTCATTCATGCTGGCAACAGTCCTCCTACATTAGCTAGTTTTGGTGCTTGTTTGGTAGTTCCTGTTTTTTCTTGTCTAACTCTATCCATCATGTCATATAATTTTTCTGAGCCAGCATCTGAACTACCATCTCCTAACATTGATACAACATCAGCAGGTACAATAAATTCATCTTGAGAAACTGCAATTCGTTCTTTATTGCCAATCCTTCCCATTAAATCATCATCCATTCCACCTTGTCCTTCACCTCTAATTAAACCTTGTGTTTGTGCTCCAGGTACAACGGATTGCAGTACTGCTTCTCTTAATTGTAAAAATGCCTCATTGCCATATTTTGATAAAAACATATTTATAGCTCTTTCATCATTAGATTCACCTAAAAGAAATGCAGTTACTTCTTTAGTTAGAGGGTCATTCATTATTTCTGTCATACCACCCTCTTGAAATTTATCCGTTTTAGCAGCTATTTTTTCTACTCCTTCTCTGCCTTTTGGACCAGAATCATACATAGCCTTCAAACCTTCTGGTAAATCAGCTCTATCAACAGTATCACCACCTTCGCTTCTTGTTCTTATAGGAGGCTGAAACATCAACATATCTTGCTCCAACATTGGTTCAGGCATCATAGCAGGTTGATTTAACAAATTAGGCATAGGAGTTAAATTTGCTAAAGTTGAGCCATCACCCATCATTTCTGGTACTGGCATAGGAGTTTGTATTCCCATAGGTAAACCTAAATTAACACCTGTTGTTGGAAACGCTCTTTCATTCATTGCACCTATCATTCTTTCATTAACTCCACTCATAGATACAGGATTGTAAAAGTCCATATTACTAGCCAAACCAGGTATACCTCCTATTGGACCAATATCAAAATCAGGAGGCAAAATTGGTGGAACTATAGGTTGTGGAAAAGGGTCTATTGGAAAAGATTGTTGTGGTTCAGTAAACTCTAATCCTGCAGGTGCTTGTCCTGTATAAGCGGTAAATGGGTCTATAGATACTTGTGGTGCTATAGACGCTTGTCTACCACCATATCCACCTTTAGAGCCTTCATAAGTATCAGTTACAGTAGGAGGTCCACCTGTAGTTAATCCTCCTGCAGGAGGTGATATTGTTGCAGGATTAAAATACATAGTTTCTGGAGCAAACCCAGGCATAAAATCAGGATTTACAGCGTAAGCTTGTTTAGCAGGTGCAAATATTTGTGGTAATTCTGGACTATCAATTTTGTCTGCTACTGCTGCTATTTGCCTTCTTATGCTACCACCCCTATTAAAAAGAATTGGTTCAGGATTCATAAGTTGATTTTGTCTTTTTCTTTCTAATCTCTCCTGTTCCATTTTTCTTTGTTGTTCTTCAAACTGTTCTTGCATCATATCTGTTGCGTATACACCACCAACTGTAGCAAGACCACCTAACGATACTGGGTCACTCATAAGACCTGTGCCTATATTTTTAAATCCTTGTCCTAAATTAAAATTGTCTCCTTCTCCAAATATAGTCGTAAAATCATCTCCAAACGTAGCTGCACCTGTTCCTGGAATATTACCTGAATATGCTGCAACTGCATCTGCACCACCTTTAGTTATAATAGGTTGAAAATTAGGTAGTTCTGCAGCTAAAGCATTTTGTCCTGCAAAATTTAATTGTGCAGCAGGAGCAGTTGCTCCAGGTGCTAAAGGACCTACAAATTGACTACCTGTTCCCTTAGCAATAAAGTCAGGATTTTCTAACAAATTTTGTGTTATGGTATCTGTAGCTTTTGTAGTAGCTTGTGCAGTTCCTTCTGCTGCTTTAGCTGCTTCTGCTCCACTACCAAAGGCTCTTGCAGTTAATCCAGATAATAGTCCAGATTTAATACCTTCTTTAATATCACCAGTTGCTGCAGTTTGTGCCAAACCTGCACCAATACCTGCTGCTGCTGCTTTACTTAAAGTTAAACCTGCTATTGTTTTACCTGCTAGCAAACTACCTCCCAGCATAGAACCAAATATAGGTGCTAAGAATGGTAAGAAAGCTTCTGGCTGTCCTGTCTGTGGATTTACAGTTATAGGCATAGCTTGTGCCAAACCTTTAACCTCTGCAGGATTAACATGCAATAACATAGAGTCACCGAAACGACCCTGTGCTGCTACGTTTTTAGTTTGTTGTTTTATATCCATAGTGTCTCCACCTTCTTTCATAATTCTAATGTTACTTCTACCGCCCTCACCTGTTCCTTCTTGAGGTCCAAAATATCCCATATAATTTCTTAATTGATTATATGGACTAAAACCTGCACCAGGTATGCTGCTTAAATATTGTGCTAATTTAGCAATGCCTGTAGATGTAGTTTTTGGTTCGAAATCATATACGTCTTGTATTCTAAAACCTCCACCTTCTTGCGGAACTGCTGATGCCTGCCCTAAAAAAGTTTTTAAATTATATGAAGGGTCTTGTAATTTATTATAAAAAGACGACAATCCCATACCTCCAGCACCAACATCTGCATATTGACTGTTTTTAGCTGTAGTTTCATAATCTTCATATTCAATTGCAAAAGGACTTATACCTTTTTTTTCTTTTTCTGCAATTCTTTCTGGAGTTTGACTTCTGGCTATAACTTGTTTTAAAGCATCTATTTCTGCTTTTGATAAATCTTTTTCAGTTCTATCTTGCTCAGGATTAAAAAATTGTCTTATGTTTATTGGCAAAAAAGCATCACTATCTATTTTTTTTGTAGCTCTGCTTGCTTTTTTTTCTGACTTTTCAGGTCTTTGTCCAGCTCTTTCTAAAAGATTTATTATTTCAGGAGATAATTTTGTAGGGTCATCTGGGTCGCTTAAAGCAGCAAGTCCAACACCAGGAGACTCCTCTATTTTTTTTCTTAAAGATGATTCTCCATCAGGAGACAATAATAATGGCTCTCCAAAAGGTCTGCCTGTCATAGGAGTTGGTGAGCCTTTTTTAAAATCAAATAATTTTAAAGTGTCTCCAGCTTTAATTTTATTAATATCTTTAATATTATTTAACTTAGCTAAATACTCAACACTAGTATTGTACATTTGAGCTATTTCACTCAAAGTATCGCCTCGTTTAATTTTATGCTCTAAAGGTATAAACATTATCTTTCCTCTGTAGTTTCGCAACCAAATACATTAAAACTCATATCAACAGCACTTGTATAAACTTTTAATACATCTGCCTGATTTAGTGTTATGCCAATAACTATAGCAAAAGAATCATTTGCTGATACTGACTTATCGTAAAATAAAAACTGTTTGTCATCTGCACTTGCACCAGCTACATGAACACTTAGTCTAAATGTTATAGCTGAACCTGTGCGATTAGCTGCAACAATAGAACTTATAGTAGTCTGAGTTTTATCAGGTACTGTATATAGAGTTGTAGTTGTTGTAGCTGCTGGGTCTAGCTGACCTAATACTTTTAAACTGTCAGCCATGTTTTACACCCATCAATAAAAACTGATGTCTACGCACAGCCTTTGATGCTATAGACTCTTGTAATTTTTTTAAAGCACCAATCTCTGAATGCAAATCTTGTATTGCCTGCTCTACTGTTCTTCTGGTAATAGACTCATTTTGTTCGTCATATTCTAAAGTAGCTAGTGGTAAAGGTATCGTAGTTCTTTCTGCCATTATCTTTTACCATCCTGTCTCAACTCTAATCTAATATCACCCAATCTCCAACCAAAGTTACTGCCTGTATTTTCTATTCTTATGGCACTTTGCCTTGCTCTAGCTCTAGTATTTATAAACGTAGAGTCAGGTGTAATAGATAATGTCTGTAAAGTAGATAGGTCTTGCAAAGGATAATCCCTTCCTTTTATTACCATATTTACAGTATTACCTGTATCACTAGAACCTCTATATTTTAAATCAGGTATAAGTTTAGATATAAACATAAATCTTTCACCTTCAGGCTCTAAATCAAAATCTGCAGATTCTATAAATGCTGTAAAGTCTGAACCATCTGCACTATGTCCTACTTCATGATTATATAAATAATTATTTTGAGTAGTATCTAATTTACCAGCAGCTAAAGGATTATCTAATATGTATGCAGGATTCCAAGCAGTCCTAGTAAATCCATCTGTTGTTGTTCCTATAGACCAAGACTTTTCTAAATAGTTATAAATCACATACCTATCAATCTCTGATGAAGTTGAGCTAGGGTAGAACCACATTATTTCATTATGTGTTGGTATAGCTGCTGCAAAAACTTTATAAGATTGTGTGTAATTAAAATCACTAAATATATGGTCTAAAACAGTACAAGGTAATTTTTGTACTGCACCTGTATATACATAAAATCCACCATTATCCATAAAGTAAACTGCTCCACCAGCAGATGCCATAGAGTTAGGTGATACTGCAGACATTCCAGTAGCTATTTCATTAAAACTAAATATAAAAGGTTGTCCTACAAAACGCATAGAAACTAAACCTACATCTGTCCATATAAGTATTTCTTGTCTAGTTTGTAATGCACCTATTATTTTACTACCAGTTGATAACTGCACTCCTCCTGCTGAGTTAGTAGCTGAAGGTGTCCAATCAACTGCACTTTCTGAAGTAGAAAATCTAACTAGCATGGGGTCTATAGTGCTTGAACCTATAGGATTACAACCAAATGATATAACGTGCCTATCTACATCTGACATCATAATTTGCAAATTACTAGTAGGAACATCACTTGCTCCTGCTAATGAACTTGCTAACACCGCTCTAGTTGATGTTCCAGAAGATTCATCCCAATAATATAAAGGACCACCTCTTGGGCAAGCTATTGTGTCATCACCAAAATTATCTATAGACCACAACCTAAGTTGGTTTAAATAGTCTATATCTGAAGTAGAACCAAAACCACCTGAACCCCAAGTATCTACACCCCAACCAGTACCAGGTAAGTAAACATCTAATCCTACATTAATTTGATACGCACCTACTACAGAACTACCACCATTACCACTATCACTACTATTTGCAGTTACAGTTGCACCTGATGTATCTTTAGCCTCTATAGTAAAAGAGTTTGCATTTACTAGAGTATCTATTTGATATTCTTGATTTAACACCGCAGCAGTTATATTACCGCCTAAAGATGAAGCACCACTAAATGTAACAAAGTCATTCTTTTTAGCACCATGACTTGTATCAGTTACAGTAATAGTAGAACTGCCATTCGAGGCTGCAAAGGTTACATCACCCGCAGAAGTTGTTAATCTTAAAGGTGTAATATCATTTATAGCTGTACCTTGTTTTGCGTATAACTTTAAATGCGTACCTAATATAGTGTAGTTATTAGATTGTACGTCAGAGTAGTTATGTATTTTTCTGCACGTTCCTAGAAAAGAACTTGATGTATTTTTTTCCCAACCACCTATTCTTTCAGGTCTACCTTTTCTAAATCTTACTTTATCAGCGTCAAACCATCCGCCTTCATTAGAGTAGTTAGTACCCTCTTTATTAATTCCAGGTTGAAATACAAACTTTGCAAATGGCACGCTATACTCCTAGCACCATATCTTGTAGTTCTTTACCCCTTCTACCTACTTGATAAAACCATTTTGAATCTTCCATTTCTTTTGCCATTCTATTCCAATTATGTTGTCTACAAGCTTGTAACATATTTTGAAATTTAGATAATCTAGAACCACCCAAGTTAAAACACATATTAACTAAAACGTGCTGTATATCTTCTGGTAATTCATTCCAATCTTCATCATTACCAAAAACGTGCAAAGCTTCACTATAATGTTTTTTAAAATCTTGGTCATAATACATATCAACAACTTCTTGACTAACTGGTGTGCCTACTGATTGTCCATATTCAGGGTCTTGTTTTTGTATAAGATGCCCTACACCTAATGTTAAATATCCTAAAGAGTCCTCGTATATTTCTAACACTTCCCCTTCATGTCTTTTTATTTGTTCTTTACAAATATCTATATTCATTGAGTTTCTCCCTCTTTTTGTTTCGGAGTTGTCACAGTTTTGTAATAAACAACAACTTCCTTTAACTCCGTTATATATCTTTTAAGTTCTTGCATATTATATGCCATCACTTCATAGTCAGGTATTGTCATAGCTAAAAACACCAATTCACCTTCTTGTTGTTCTATTTTAGCTAATTGTTCATCTATGTTCTCTGGAGTAATAGTCATCCACATAGGCTCACGCAAATCTATCTCTCTAGGCATTACAGGATGAGCTATTTGTCGCTCTAATGGTTTAGCTGATATTTCTATTTGTTTAGTTGGAAGCAGGCTGCAACTGCAAATTGTCATCAAGACTATCAACTGTAGCACTAATCTTTTCGATATCTTCCATAATGTGTTTAGTTCCATTATTTATCTTCCTTTGCATTTCTACAGGGTTTGCTATTATTTTAGCTGCTAACTCATAGTTTTGTATAAACTGTGTATATCTATTTAACTCTCTTTGGGCAGCCTGACTTTTAAGATTTAACTCATTTAACTGAGTTGTTTGTAATTCAAAGTCTGCCTGTAAACTTTGTATAGCTTCTTCTTGTGTAGCTATCGCACCTTCAAGTGCCATATTATTAGCTGTTAATATTTGATTTTGACTATATAAATAATAAATTAAAAATCCTAGTACTATAATTATTCCTGCTAAAGCTTGATTCATTACATATCCTCAATAATATAATTAAGACCTGAAGCACTTCTATACTCTATTAAATTATTATCTTCATCTTTAAACTTTAAATGTTTTTCTTTCTTAGTAATAATTTTTTTTGATATATAAACTTTATCATCAGAATCTCCATACTCTTTATTAAAAGATACTGTAATTTTGTATCTAGTTCTGAATAAATCTATAAACCATGTAAAAAAAACTTTTAATTTTATATCCATGTATATACCTGTAATGGTTTGGACTTGCCTTTTACCTCAATAGGTTTTAGAGATTTTAACGGAAATTTACTATGTTTTGCAGTC